TAAGTTGTGAATCGATTCTTCCTTTTAAGGAAGCGTTTCTTTGTTTTTCTAATTCAAGCTCACGTTCAAGTGCCTCATTAATTTGAGGAGATACTTCTTCCGCAGAACTTTCATCTTGGCTCAACAAAGACTCATCATTACCTTCTTCAATTTCTACAATCTCCTCAACTGGAGAAGTATCCTTAGGATTTATTGCTTCCTCAAGGGCTGCTTCAGCTTTCTCTAACTGTTCAATTGCTTGCTTTGGTATTGACATATTTTTTTCTCCTTATTGTGTACGCCCTTTCGGGAAATGTACGATTATGGGGCTGCTATTGCAGAGTTCCCTATTATTATTCTACTCATCTTTCGATGAGTCCTCTAAAATCTTAATTAAATTATTTAACAATTTAGCTTTACCTTGTCCTATCTGAACTTCGTTAATATCTAAATCATCATTAACTTCTCTAACTAAATTTAAATTTCTCCGCAAGTAAGAAATAAATTTATTAAATATTTGTTTCCTACTAGCTAGGCTGATTATTGCCTTCTGCTCCTCCTGGTTCGGCTTGTCTAGCATCCATTTCCTCCCTTGCTTTTATAATATCAGCACTTACTTGTTGTGTGTATCTGTTCTGTCTAATATCAAGTTCTCTATTATCAATCTGTTGATTAATTTCAATTTGAGTTGCTTTTAATTCTAACTCTTGAGCTTTTAATTGTAACTCAGCAGCAGCAACTTCATTTTCTCTTTGTATTAATGCTTGTTCTTTTTGTATAGCCATTTGATTTTGTTGTATTTTTTGTTGTTGTAATATTGACTCTTCTTCAATTAATCGTTCTATTTTTTCATGACTAGGTGCTATATCATCATAATCACTTTCTAATGATTCCATAGCATCAGATAATATTTTAGCACGACCATCTAAACCTAATATCTTCATATCAAATTCATTATTAGTAGCTTGTAGAAGATTTAATCTTGCAGTAGATAACTGCTCTTTCATTATAATAGACATAATTCCTTCAGACATAAAATTCATATCACCTTTAATTTTATCGTCATCACTATTCATCATATTCCAGTCATATAATTTTTCTACAATATCCTGAAATACATATCTATCTAATCCCATTAAAACTCTTTTAAGACCTTTACTAGAACTACCCATTAACATTGATAATCCTGTAGCAGTTCTACCTGCTCCTGCTACTTTATCAGAACCATAGCTATAAGCTGGCATCTCTAAAGTAGTATCAGTAAGTTTCATTGCTTGAGAAATAACACCTAACATTTCTGCTGATCTAGAATCAGGTTGAAAAAAGTCTACTAAAGGTGCTGTAACATTACCCATATTAGTTCCTTGCCATATTTTCCAAGGATGCATTGATTCAATATCTTGTCCTGCTGGTATTCGATTAGTATCTGGTATTACTACTTGTGGTCCAGATGCAATACCTAAATTATTTACCATAGCTCTAGCTGCAGCATTAGTTATATCTTGTTCATTTTTAATTAACTCAGGAATACCTTGAAACCAAAATCCACCTATTTCTTTAGAATATCCATAAACTGAATAAGGTCTTTTTTGTTCTGGATGATCATTTAATTTTACATATACAATTAATCCACCAACAGTAATAGCATTAATATCATAATCCATTAATGGATCTAATGCATTACCTTCAGCATCTTCTGTTATACCATATTCAGCAAGCATAGATCCTGGAGTAAAACACCAATATTCAATTGCTTCTACTGTAGATTTCATTGTTGTAGGATAATCAGTATCTTTGTTTTCAGCTTCATCTCTTTCTGTTCTATATGAATCTGTGTACATATTTCTACCAGTCATACCATGAATTAAAACATTTTCTATATTTTCTTTTATATAACCATCTTCATCTTTATTAGCTAATAAAGAATGTCTTGATAAAATCATTCGTTCTCCAATAAATCCATCATTTACATTTTCACAAGAACGACCAGGAAATAAATCTAATGGAGATACTCTTTCAAAAGTAGGAATAATTTCATCCTCATACTTAGGTTTAGTTATTCCACCTTTCTTTTCAAATCCAACTTTAATTCTTCTTTTTCTAAATATTGGACCTTTAATAATACAAGCTTTAGAAGAAGATAAATCCATAATAGCTGCATCAAAAGCTTTTATCCAATCACCTTCAATCATTTGATCATGAATAATTCTAGACATTCTATCAGCTTTTTTATGTGCTTCTTTATATTCAGCTGTAATAATTTCTGTTCTCATTTGTGAAGCCATTTCGTATGCTTGAGCTTCAGTCATTTCTACACCGTTTTGTAATGCTTGTTCATATTTTTCCATTACAGTAGATGCAATTCTAGTTTGATCTTTTTTTGGAAGATCAACTATTGGAGTAGGTTTTAAAGACCAAGTTCTTTTTCTTTTTGCATTAGTATAAATATCATGAACCCAAGATTCAAATGCTCTACATTTAATACCAGTAACACCTATAAAAACATCTGATGATCCTGCCTGTTTTATCTTACTTAATTTTTCAGAACTATATTTACCATTACGTCTATTTAAAGAATCAATAATAGTATTTTGTATATCAGAC